GGTTTCATGCCGACAGATTTTGCCTTCCGGGAGGAGGCTGTCTCGCGGCTGACACAGGAAAAAGGTGTCTATGTACTTTGTGATCTTGACCAGATGCCCATCTATGTCGGGCAATCTGTTGACGGCATCCGGACCCGCGTCCGCCGGCATCTCACGTCAGCTCGTTCTGACATCATTGCCAATCGATTAGTTGATATATGGGAAATCGGGTTCGTTCATGCCTATCCGGAACCCGACGAATCCAAAATATCCCTTCTGGAGAGCGCTCTTTACCACACCTTCAGTCCGAGGTCTCCGCTCATGAACGGTAGGGTCCCGCCCATGTCGGGGAATACTGGCCAGCCTCCACAGCCATCTCAAGTCGTGCAGGTCCTGCCTGATCACGATCTGATCCGCCGCCGAGACCTGTCCTATCGGCTTCCGAGGCAACTCAATCATTATATGCAACTCTTGGACTATTATCTGAATGTAAAACCCTCCGACGACATTGCTCGTGTCATGCGCGTTCATTCTGATCGCATGCATAAATACGAACGTGACCTGTTCCCCTCCCTGGTACTTTCAGGGCCAACCCCTGCAAGATATCCCAGAAAACGCCCTCGGCTTCGTGTACCTGATCATCTGTCTTTCAAACCAAAAGCGGTACATCGGCAGGAAGCTTCTCAAGTTCCAGCGCAAGAAAAAGCGCAAGAGGTTGCTTGTTAACTCGGACTGGGCTTCGTACTGGGGTTCTTGTGAGGAGCTGAAGAGAGATAAAGAGCTGCTGGGGGAAGAAAACTTTCGACGTGAAATTCTAACTTTTTGCTATTCCAAAATGCAGCTCAATTATCTCGAAGCCGCCTATCAGTTTGCCTATGGAGTCCTTTTATCTGACGATTGGTATAACAAGCTCATTGCCGTCCGAGTTCGTAAAACGTCAACTCTCAATATGGGAGGTATTGAACTTTCGGTAAAGACGACTAAATAGAGGATATGCAATAAGTTCTTTCCCATCATGGTAATCAACAATCCTTTTCAATCCGTTCCGAGTGGCTGGCGTTGTCCCGGATGTTCTCGAATGATCTCTCCCTTCTGTACGGCATGCCCATTTTGTCCGTCCGTCCAGACAATACCTTATGTGCCATACTATCAGACGACCCCATGGTGCCAGTCTGGGACTTTCACAATTCCCAATGCTCCATTAGCCAACACCGATTATTTTACAAATTCTCAATGTGGTTCCGTTGCAAACAGCAATACATCAAGTTTCTGACCTTCATATCGAATTTTCACATAAAAATCCCAAACTCCCAGGTGGTAAACTTCTTCTAATATGCGGGGACCTCGTTCCCGCAGCAGTTCTTCGTATCAATTCGACCGACTCCGATTCTCGTAATGTTAGAAAGCGAATGGAGCAGTTTGCAAAAGAAGAGCTAATCAAGTACGAGAATGTTCTTCATATCTCCGGAAATCATGAATTCTATCACGGAGTGATTGAAGACGTTCCTGACATCCTAAGGAATTGGTTTGCAGCAAATGCACCGAATACCCGTCATCTCTCCAATGAGTCCATTGTAATTGATGGCGTTCTCTACATCGCAACTACATTATGGGCAACATATGGCTACAATAGCCCCAATGAATATTTCATTCAGAGGGGAATGAATGACTGTAGATTAATTGCAACCCGCCGGCCGAGGATCGAGCGCGATGGAAGCTTGGGTAAATATCAGCAAGCAACGCGAACTATGTACCCATATGATTTCAACGCATTGCATGAGGAAGCTCTTGACTTCTTGAAACAAGCATTGGAGACCGCGTCAGATCTGTCGGACAAGAAATGCGTCGTCCTGTCTCATCACACGCCATCCTATCAGAGCGGTACTCGCGGATTTAATTCCGATCTCGACGCTGCTTATTGTTCGAAGCTGGATGAGTTCATATTAGACAGACCTCAAATTGAGTACTGGCTGCATGGACACACCCATATTCCCGTGAATTACTCTATTGGAACGACGAAGGTCATTTCTAATCCGAGAGGATACCCCGGAGAGATGCCTCATGTTCACTTCGATCCTTTGAACGGGGTGATAACGCCGGGTGATTTGATCGAAGCCGCGCTTTCTTTACCAGCATAAATTAGGAAATTGAATGAGTACAGTAGTGTTCGTTGATGGAGAGTTCGCGGCCGATTCCCAGGTTTCACAGGAAACACTTTATATCGGAAGCAATTCACGGAAGGTTGGTATCATCGGTAAGTACGCTTATGGAATGGTAGGGGGAGTACACGATCTTTCCGAGTTAATCAAATGGCTAAAAAAGGGGGGTCCCGATAGCATTGATGAAGACGTCCGCGACTATCCCGGTTTTTCCTTAGATCAGTCTGAGGCAATTGTTGCCACCAGAACCAATGATGGGTTCAAGCTCTATTATCTTTCGAACAACGGCATTTCCGAAGACCCCTGGCAGCATCCATTTCAGGCTATAGGGTCTGGTGCGGAACTGGCTATCGGTGCTCTTGAGGCCGGTGCGACTCCTACACAGGCCATTGAGATTGCTTGTAAGTACGATGCCTATTCGTCCCTTCCTGTAAATACCGCGAAGGTGCCGTTCTGATGAGGCAACTCGCAACGATTCGCAAAATCGCGAAGCTGGAACCTATTAAAGGTGCTGACAAGATCGAGGTCGCGACCATCGACGGCTGGAAAGTTGTCGTTGGTAAAGGAGAGTTCAAGGAGGGTGATAAGTGCATTTACTGCGAAATAGACTCGTTCCTTCCCATTGATCCTGATTTTGAATTCCTTCGTAAGTCATCATATAAGCAGTTCCCGGACGGGACAGAGGGATTTCGTCTGAAGACCATCAAGCTTCGTGGACAGATCTCACAGGGCTTAGCTTTGACGATGCAGTCTCTCGAAGGACGTGGGTACGCCGACGCCCGAAACTGGGCTATCGGGAGCGATGTCACCGAAGAGCTAGGTATCAAGTTATATGAAAAGCCGATCCCGTTCAATCTTGCCGGGGCCGTCAAAGGCACCTTCCCGCGCGAGATCGTACCCAAGACCGACGAGGAACGGGTTCAGAACATCCCACTTGATGTCCTGACTAAGCCCCGCGTCTATTACGTAACAGAAAAGCTCGATGGCACATCGTTTACGGCCTACTCCTACAATGAGCATTTTGGGGTGTGTTCTCGAAATTTCGAGCTGAAAGAAGACGACAAGAACCTCTATTGGCGAGTGGCTTGGCAATATAAGTTACCCGAACGCCTGCCAGGAATGAATCTTGCCGTTCAGGGCGAGATTTGTGGTCCCACGATACAGGGCAACCCCTATCGTCTGTCGGCCCCTAGCCTTTATGTATTTGGCGTCTACGATACGGCCCGTGGTAAGTACCTTCCTTTCGAGGACGTGGAATTGCTCTGCCGGGTGTGGGGTATTCCCCGCGCGCCGTTTGTGGCAATTGATACCTTTGAAATACAAGGAGGCTACGCACAGCGATTAGGTTCTTTCTCAAGCTATGACGAAGTCCTTGTGATGGCGGACGGTAATACCCTCGTCAACTTTGAAAATGTTCCGCGCGAAGGATTGGTTTTCAAGAGCTATTCTCCCGAATATTTTTCTTTCAAGGTGATCTCTAACAAGTACCTTCTTCACCAGGAAGAAAATAAATATGAGGATTCATTGCCGGTAACAGAGGAGCTTGGATTGTGGCAAAGACTGAAAAAGCAGATGACAGAACTGTATTCAAAGATTCAAAGGGCCGGTGGAAGGTCAACATAGACGGAATCGTCTTGAAAGAAAGCTTCTCCACACAAGGTGAAGCGGAAGAGAAGAAGAATAAGGTTCGTATTTTAAAGGGATAATGATGGTCGTTTCTGAGTACAATAACGGACGTGCAATTCCAGAAAGTTTTAATCGTGTCATTTGTTTTGATATTGATGGGACGTTAGCAGATACCAGTCATCGTCAGCATTTTCTCGATCAATCCGAGCCTGACTGGCCATCCTTTTTCAAAGGAGCCCTAACCGATCCACCTATTACTCAGATGGTCTACCTCAATCAAATGATGGGGAAAGACCCTTCCACTTTGATCCTTCTGACCACGGGCCGCGAGCACGACAAATCCCGAGATGTGACATTTCCATGGCTTAAGACGGCCGGTGTAGTCTGGCATGAGATATATTTTCGCGCTCCGCAGGACTATCGGCCCGATTACGAAGTTAAGCAAGAAATGCTGGATGTCATTGAGTCCAGGTACAAAATGAAGCCGTTTATGGTGTTCGATGATAGAAAGAGTGTGGTTGAGAAGTGCTGGGTCAAAAGAGGGATCTATTGCTGTGACGTAGGGAACGGTCGCGGTGATTTCTAGGCGATATTGTTACGTCCTCCTCGGCGATAACGAGAAGCATAAAGACGTGTTCATGGGCCAGCTCCGGCGTTTTCATGGCCGATTCGCGTGGCGGGTGGTTCAAACCGAGGACGAGCTGCGTAAGGAAACGAGGTCTAAGAGCAACGTCATCTTCCGCGCCGATCCCAGCGTCTCTCAGATAGACGCGAGCTTTTTCAAGGACCTTCCGCCTAACTATTCCAAGCGGGTCGTTTGTATGGGCGAGGATTTTCAGTGCTCTGTCTCGGGCGTCGACGACTATTTCCGCTGGCCTCTTAAACAGAATGGTCTGTCCGTGAAGGCCGCTCGCGACACGGGGTCGAAGCGCAAGCCGCGTTTCCGAAGAAAGGTTAGGTAAATGCAAACAGATACTCAGATACTTGAGTTGGTTCAAGATTACTACTATGCAGATGGGCTCGAAGATGCCCACAACATTCTGGCAGACATCGTTTTCGACGGAGATATCGAAGAGGCCACTGCATATTCAAAATGCTTTGACGAAAACGACCATTACGTCATGCCCGAGGCAATGAAGGAATTTGCGCTATCGCTCCTGGATGCCGATCCGGACGAGGCCGATGAACTAGATCCCTACATGCACGACAATGATTAACGCGCTTTGTTAACGCTTTCGTCAGCGTTTACCTTAATACCACTATCAAGGGATAGTTCGAGCCGCCGTGTAGTGACATCCTACGGAGCTATAACCAGATTTTGCCGTAGCTGTTGTGAGTACTGACATTAACCAGGACGCGTATCATACCATGTGGTCAGATCTACGTTTATCATCCGGTGACTGGGACCATATCAATCAGGGTCTCGCGGAGAATGAAATTTGTCCGTCGCGTGAAAATGTCTTCAAGGCTTTTGAACTCACGTCCTATCAAGATACAAGGGTTGTGATTGTCGGCCAGGACCCGTACCCAAATCCTCGTTATGCCTGCGGCTTGGCCTTTTCGATCCCCCGTGACTGTGTAACATTTCCACCGTCCCTAAGGAACATATTTACCGAGTTGAAAGGTGATATAGGCTGTAACTATCCAACCCATGGTGATTTGTCGAAATGGGCTAAACAAGGAGTACTTCTGCTCAATTCTTCCCTGACCTGTCTCCAGTGGAGGCCCAAGTCTCAGGAAAATTTGTGGTTTGAGTACCGCACCGCCGTCGTTGAAAAGCTCAACCAAAAAAGCGAACTCATTTGGGTTTTGTGGGGCAAGCACACGGCCAGGATCATGGGGCTCTCAGTTCCGAAGAATGTAAATCACCATTATATCAAGTCCCCTCACCCGTCACCCTACTCTGCTCATACAGGCTTTTTTCATTCGAAGCCTTTTTCAAAGGTGAACAACTACCTCAAAACCTTCTCAGCCGGAAAGAACACCCCAATCGACTGGGACCTCAACGTATAAATATAGGGTAACTCAAAGGAGTATGATTATGCTTAAGAACGTCTTCTCTAGTCTGGTATCGGCGACTTCCGGGTCTGCTTGGTATTTGTTTGTTGCGGCGGCGGCATTTACGTTCGGTCTTGTCGCATCGGACTTTATCCCTGTGGTTGGTCAAATTGCAGTGATTGCAGTAATGGCGCTGCTTTCCGTCCTTGCCTATTTTCTCGGGCGATCCTCCTCGTCATCTACAACGACACCCATCGTCCCGGCTGCACCTGCACATCCGATTGCTAACACCGTTGTTGCCAATTCTGCGGTAACATCCTCGGAGACCCCCTCATCCCCTCCAGCGGCTCACTAAGAGCCGCTCTACCTTGCTCTATCTTTCGTTGCTGTCGCGTGTGCTCGAACTGAAGATAAAGGTTTTATCGAAGCTCTCTAACCTTCAAGAGCACATGTTTTGTAAAGAGCGATCTGATGATCGCTATTATGTCAGTGGTCTTTATCATTCAGACAAGCGGCAAGAGAGGATGCTTCTCGACGATCTTTCCGCTCTTGACAACTTACAGGAGAATCTCCTTGTTTCAGTCTAAACCGTCTCTGTTATTGTTGCTCGCGGTCGTCTACGTGTCCTTTTCGGTGTTTCTGTGGTTGAAGCATTTTCCGGTTTCGCCGCCACCGACACCTCCTGTTCCTGCACCAATCGCGAGCCCTCCACCACCTAATCCCGTAGTGGCGGTAGCTCCCATAGCTCCGGTTCCTGTGGTCACCGATTTTACCGTGGACTTAGCCTTGGTAAATTCGTTTAGGATTGCCCATAAGGTTTCCCCGCTCGTCGGGAACGCGATATTGACCAAAACAGCGTCGGATTTCGCTGCCTACCTCGTTTCAAAACCGAAGGTGGACACCCGCTCCGCTCATGATCAGACGATTTATAAAAATGCCGTGTCTGCGGGGTATAAACCTGTTTCTCTGGGAGAGGTCGTAGCTTTGAAATATGACAACTTCAAAGAAGCTTTCACGGCTCTATCCACTTCACCGGCCGATATCCCTATCCTGTCTGATTCCAAATATCGCGACATCGGTATCGGGAAGATTAGTGATCCGAAATCAGTGAACAAGTCTGCCGTCGTTATCGTTCTGGGCCGCACGAAACCATAACCGTTTCATTCGGTCCTATCTTCACTACCAAAGTTTTTAGTACCATTTTATATTCAGGATAAGTTTTAGTGACTGAAGAATTTTTCTCCTTAGTAGGAGAAGAGCAGGAATCTGATCTCGGTCTTTTTTCTCGGGATGAGCTTTCTGCTTCCGCAAAGGGCGGCACAGAGATGATGTGCGATCTCTTAGAGAAGCATGTCGATCCAGAATTGCTGTCCAAGGTTTTCATTATCCCCACACGAGTGAGGTCTCTGCATCCAGACAAGCCAAATATCTTATGGGTAACCGATCTATGGGATGACCCGGAGTGTGCTCATCTTGCCGATCCTGCATCCCGTGAGCGCTTTGCGAAGATCGTGTTCGTTTCGCATTATCAGTTCAATACCTTCCATGAGCGTCTTGGAGTTCCTTATTCTCAGTCGCATGTTCTCTGGAATGCTATTGATCCAATTGAGGAGCATGAAAAGCCGAATGACCGTATCAATCTGATCTACCATACGACCCCGCACCGTGGTCTTCAGATTCTTGTTCCGGTATTCCAAAGGCTTTACGAGATCTTCGGCGACAAGATTCATCTCGATGTCTACTCATCCTTCGATATCTATGGATGGCCGGAGCGCAACGCGCCTTATGAACCGTTGTTTGAAATGTGCAGGAATCATCCAGGCATTTCCTATCACGGCTTCGTACCAAACTCCGAGGTTCGAGAAGCACTTAAGAAGGCACACATTTTCGCCTTTCCCTCGATTTGGCGTGAAACATCCTGTGTTGCGGCTATCGAAGCCGTCTCGGCGGGATGTACCGTGGTCTGCCCTAGTCTAGGTGCTCTTCCCGAGACCTGCGGTCCTTTCCAGGTTCTTTATCCATATTCTGAAGACATGAATGAACATGCCATTTTGTTCGCGTCTTCACTTTACGATACCATTTCCGTGTTCTTGAACGAGCCGGAGGTCAATTTGCAAATGACGCGGTATGCCAAGCACTACACCGATCTGTTTTATGGTTGGCAAGTGCGTAAACAACAGTGGGAAGTTTTCCTGAGGAAGATCTTAAGCAATGCAACGCAAGCGCCCGGTATCTGAAGAGATAGCCATCGCTAACATTATTACTCTGGAGGAGATCGTAGGAGACGAAATCGCCCACGTTGGTTTGAATCCCAGAAAATGGGTCGATATTGAGCGTTTTTGGAAGTTCAAATTTTTGGGACCCAGAGTGGTCCGTTCTAAGGAGAAGTAATTGATACTACTGGATCTGATGCACGTTGTGCTTCCTTCGATCCTGGTCGTCGAGAACAAACGGGAGGGGGGAGAATTTTCGGCTTCCCTTTTCCGTCATATGATCTTTCGCTCCCTGGCCGCGCATAAGAGACGTTTTCATGCGAAGTACGGCGACTTTGTTATCTGTGTTGATGATCGAGATTACTGGCGTAAAGAGGTTTTTCCCTATTATAAAGCGCAGCGAAAAGCCGCACGGGAGAAGTCTGGTATCGACTGGCAGCAAATTTTTGATTTCATTAATCCGCTAAAAGAGGAACTTAAAACAGTTCTTCCGTACAAGGTGCTTCAAGTGCCCGGCGCGGAAGCAGATGATGTTATAGGGGTATTGTGTGACAAGTTCGGTGATTATAAATCCTCCGAGCCTCCTATTTTGATCATCTCGGGGGACAAAGACCTATCCCAGCTTTTGAAATACGCCAATGTCGAGCAATACAATCCCGTTGTAAAAGACTTTATCCGGATCTCTAATCCGGCCGCCTACTTGCAGGAACACATTTTGCGTGGAGACACGGGCG